GTAGCTTGCACAACAATTCGCGCCCGGAACGCCCGCCGCAACATGCTTGTCGAGGGTCTTAGTCGAGACCCGCAGCTTGGCGGCGGCTTCCTGACGGGTGAACAACTCTTCCATTGTACTAACTTCTACTGCGGGTGCCGCTTGCTAATTCAAGCCAATCCACTGCTTTTTGACGCCCAGAGCGGTCATTTTCCCTGCGATCCTTCCGCGTTGAGTTTGAGCCTAAGCGCTTTGGCCCCACCGCTCTGGTCGCAAGACAGCTGGCCGTCCGAGCAGGTGAACACAGAGCCGCCTGCGGCGATCGACAGCTGCAGCGCGGCGTGAGCGGGGCCGGCAAGCCCTAGGAGCGCGGTCCCCACCAGCAAGGCTTTGGTGATGCGATTCATCGGTTTTGTCCCTTTTGAAGAACAACCATTGTTAGTAATGGTCGGCTAATCCATCTACCAGAGTTGTATGACCGATTCACGTGTCTCGACTCTCTAGATTGGTGGCCTTGCGCCAAGCTTTTTGCTTTTCGTGGTCACGCAGCCACAACCACATTGGCGGCGCGACTGGGCCGATGAAATCAGGACGCGGACGCCACAACGCGTCAAGCTCGGCCTCTGTTGGCAGAGGTTTGGGCTTGCGCGGACCCTTCACGGAGCCAAGCGCGTAAGCTTGTGCAGGGGATTTCGCCGACGACGCTTCCGCCTCGCAACGCCTCAAGGCGGTGATGCGGGACACGGTGAACTGGAGCGTTCTCAACGAAGTGCAACGTGAAGCGTTAGAGCAGATCGCCGCCGAGATCGGGCGGATTCTCTCCGGCCATCCAAACCGTGGCGGCGCGTGGCGGCACATCCAGGGATATGCGCGCCTGGTCGAGACGCGATCGCGCTCTTGAGGACGTCGTTCATGACCGCCTCCTCAGAACGGGATGTCGCTTTCCTCTTGCAGCTCTCCCAGTTCCTCGAGCGGCGAAAACATCTTTTCAGCCGGGACGCGGCCGTCGATCCGCGGTGCGGTCGAATCGACGATCTGGATTCCGTTCAGCCCGAACGACACGCCCTTCTTGCCTGAAAACGTCCAGGCGTAAGGCGAGAGACCGGCGAGCACGATGGCGCCGGCGTAGACGAGCTTAGGATCAATGATCTTTTGCAGCCGTCCGTCGACGACGCCGGGTTCATATTCCGATGAGGCCGAGATGTAGATGATGCCCGGGCCGTAGCCGGCGTATTCCTTGAGCGCGCCATCGCGGAACGGGAATTCAGCCAGGCTCTTGAGGTCAATCGCGGGGCCCCACTTTGCTCTCGCCGCGTCGACGTAAGCCTGCTGGAGCGCCTTCCACTCCGGCGTCTTGCGCGCCGCGGCGTCAAACAAGAGCGAGCACGAATAGACGGCTTTAGCGCCGGGGGCGTCGGTTTTGGGTTTGGGGGTGAAGAGGTTGGGGAAGCTCAGGATCGCGCGCGGCGTGACTACATAAGCCATGGCGAATGCTCCGTTTTAGCGTTTCAGCGTTTGAGCGTTTTAGCGTCGAAACGTAGGCTTCGTCGGCCTACGTAAGCACACTAAACATCGATTGTGCGCTCAACGCAAGCCCTTCTCGTGGGTCGTCGTCGCGCACGAGAGTTGTCCCACTGGATTCTTTGACCCACAAACCTTTGATCACGTCCAGGCCCAGCCGATGCGCTTTCAAAACCCGCTCGACCGCGGCCGGCGACACGATCTTGACCACATCCTTGAGAGGCGCGCCGGCGTCGTTCAGCGCCACCAGCGCCAAGTCTTCGTTCGTCCACTTGCGCATCGCCCGTTTGGCCGCGAGCTTCCAACCGGGGATCGTATGGCCTACATCGGCCCGCTGGCTGGCTTCCGCCCGAACCAGGGCGATCCAGGCGGTGATCAGTTCCGCCTTGTCCAGGGCGTGCGCCAGGTCGTCGTTGGACATGGCCCTGACGATCTCGGAAGGGATGACGCTAAAGGCGGCCTGCGCCTCGGCGAGCGCCAATCCAGCGAGCGCCTTGCATTCACCAGCGCGGACACACCAGCGGCAATGGGGTCCGGGGATCTCGGTCGGATCGCCGGCTGCAATCCTCTCGACCGCGGGTTCGAGCGTCTCGACGCCCCAGAACCGAAGCCTGGCTGCGGATAGGGTCTCAGTCTCGATTCCCGGGCCGCCGCTGAGGCGCGGCTGGACGATGGTCAATTTGACCCGGTCGACGGACTCGCCGGCGCCGAAAGTCGCTTCATGCGCGGCGTCGGTCTCAGCCAGCGCGCCCAGGCCATAGACCCGGAGCTGTGGGTTCTGGATTGCCCCGACCGGCACGCCCGCGCCAAATTTGAGATCGACGATCTCGAGCACCAGGTCGAGCCCCTCGGTGTAAAGCGCGCGCGCATCCGCGGTGCCAAAAAGAGGCTCTGCCAGCCAGCCCAGCTTGATGAGACTTTCAGTTGCGAACGAATGCGCTTTGTGCTGGAGCGCGCTCACATAGTCGACATAGACCTGGACGTGCTCGACCATCTCCTCGGTCACTTCCACGGTCTCGCCTTCGACCTCGACCGAAGCCGGGATCTTGAGACCGTGGATCATCAATTCCGCGACATGATGCGCGGCCGTGCCTTCACGGGTGTAGATGCTTGGTTTGCGCACCCGGCCGCGCGACAAGGTGACGCTGGCCGGACAGCGCATCCAGATGCTTGCGGCGGAAGGCGAGGCGTCAGGGTGCGAGCTCGTCACCTCAAAGCGCCTCCACATTGCAATCGAGCGCCACCCGAAGCGCCATGACGGCGACCTGAACCGCCTCCTTGCGGATATGCGCGACCGTGACGTTCTTCTCCGCCGCCTGGTACGCCCGCTGAAGGATGGCCTGATTCAATTCGCCGACTTCCTCCGTAAGCGCCGCAAGCGTGACCCAAACGTCCTGCTGTGGGAACTTGGCCCGGGCGCGCGCAAGCTCGTCGGCGATTGCAGCAAGCATTGCTTCAGGCACGGTCAAATTCCCGCTCCATCTCGAGACGGATGGCGGGAAACTTGTCAGCGGGAACGTCGCCTAGCTTGTCACAACCATTGGCTTTGGCTCTTGCGCCGGCGAAGATGAGCACGCTTTGCTTGCGCGCTGGATCCCTGACGATTGCTCCCAGCGTATCGAGCACGAATTCCTTATCGATCTCGGGGCTGCGGGCGTCAGCGCCGTTGCCTTTGAGCTTCTTGGCTGCAGTCTCAGGGTCGACCGACGACGGTCGTCCGGCCTTTTTCTTCGGTTTGAGCGCTTCAGGCGGCGATCTCGATTGAAGCAGCGCCTCCAGCTCCGATTCCGGCTCTGGCTTCGGCTCGGACGCAGATTCACGCAACGCGATCACCACCTCGTAGCCTTCGGCGTCGAAGCGCTCAGTGATGAGCGAACGCAATTCAACCAGCGGTGCGCCCTTGATCAAAGCCGGCAAGGTCACCGTCACGTCGGGAACCGCGGTCGCCGATGTCATCGGCCGAACGACATTCGCCAACGTCTTCAATTCGTGCGTGAGAGCCTCGGTTGTTTCCCCGTAAATTTCTAATTTTATTGGCATAGTTCCTTTACTCCCGGTTCAGTTCCTTCCCTATCAAACAGCTCGGTGAAATCTTTCGCTTTGCGCGCCAGGATCTCTTGGATGCGATCGTCATAGGTCCCCGCCGCCGAGGCGAAGCGCGCCAGCACCGCGTCGTGCTGCCCGATGCGGTGAACCCGGCAGGCGGCCTGCCAATTGTCGGATGGTGAAAAAGAAGTCTCAGCAAACACCACGTCGAAGCACGGTTGTTTTCCGCCGATCAAGGTGAGCCCGGTGCCGCCGGCCTGGATCTGCCCGACAAAGACCCGAGATCCGCCGGTCAGAAATCGATCAATGGCGTGCGCGCGCATCGCCGAGTTGATGCGTCCGTCCAGTCTGGACACGCCATAGTCGCTGAGCCGCTCAACCAGGAGATCGATCACGGCATGGTGCACGGCCCAGACCACAACTTGGACAGCGCCGCCGTCAAGAATATCGCTGACGTATTCAGCGACCATCGGCGCCTTCGCCAGGCCGAGCTCGGCATAGAGGGTTGCATTGGCCATGCCTGAGGCTTCCGCCAGGACCTGGTCGTCACGCACGCCGTCGGCGAGCAATTGCCCGACCGTCTTGAAGGAATCCGGATCGGCGACCGCGACTGGCAGCACATCGAAGCGAAGCGGCGGCAGTTCCTTCAACACCCGCGCCTTGGTCTCGCGCAGGAAGAATCCTTTTAGCCGGGTGCGTAATTCCTCGACGTTCTTTGAGCCGACGATAATTTCCTGCTGTCGCTGTCGACCGTTAACTCTGACCGTAATCGTCTTGGTTTCGCAGTAGCGCTCGATGAACTCAGCCTCGCGCATCGGCTCACCCGGGATCTTCAGGCTTGGGATCAGATCTGGGCGAAAGGCGCGCAGGATCGCCCACAGTTCGCCGGCATGGTTGGGCGTCGGCGTCGCGCTCATCGGATGGACGCGGCCAAGATTCTGACGCAACTCGGCCAGGAGCGCCTTGGTGCGGTTAGAGTGGGCGTTCTTGAGAAAATGCGCCTCGTCAAGGATGCTGAAATCCATCGGCGACGCGGCCTTGATCGCGGCGATCAACAGTTTCGAGCGAGAGAGCAAGCCATACGTGACGATGAAGACCCCATCGCGGGCGAGCGCCTTGGCGTCCTTCTGGCTGCGGATCACCGTCGCTGGCGGCGCATTTGGCCAGAACCTGCGGATCTCACGCGTCCAGGCATAGGCGACCGAGAGCGGGCAGGCGATCAACACCCGCCGGGCGTTGCGGCATTGCGCAACTTCGAGCGCGATCGCCGACTTGCCCAGGCCCGCCTCGAAAGCGTTGTAGACGACCTTGGACGCGGTCACGATCTTATCCGCGGCCAACGACTGGTAAGGAAAGAGCGCGGTCACCGGACTAGCTCTTTCTGAAGTTCGTCGATCTGCTCCCGCGCTTCTTCAAGCGCATCGACAAGAGCGATGATCATGTCGGCGTCGCCGTAGGGCCAGAACGCCGCCGACTTCCAACCGTGCCGAAGCCTCTCGTTTTCCGCGTTGGCGCGGATCGTCTCCAGCGCGGATGGGTTGGTGTAGAAGGTGTCGCTCACGCCCGCTGCTCCCAGAACCACAGCGCCAGGAGCAGAGCCTCGGCGCGGCCGGCGTCTTTCTTGCGGGTGAGGTTCTCGATCCGGGGAAAGCGCTTGATGGCGAAGGCGCGCGCCTCTTCCTTGTCGGGACCTAAGCGAAAAAACCGCTTCCACATGCCCGGCGTCACCTCGATCAGCTGAACGCCATGCGCCAGCAGCACGCCCTGGATCAGCCCGACGCCCTGCCCAAACCGGAACGAGCTGGAGACGCCCTGTCCGGGAAAGGCGGAGACCCGTTCGACCACGGCGACATCGGGGAGCTCGCCTGCGACCAGGCGGGCGAAAGAGCGAGCGTCGACCATTTTGCCGGCGACCGGGACGTCGTCGCAGGATGCGTCATCGCCGCGCAGCACCGCATAAGCCGCGCTGACCGCGCCGGGATCGACGCCCATAATGATGCGCTGGTCCATTTCACCCGGCCCTCCGGAGTTGCGACAGCTTGTCCAAAAGACCTCGCTCAAGCGCCGCTTCAATTAGGAGCGGGGCCCATGCCGGCGGGACCGAATTGCGCATCCGCCAGCCGGCGATGGTCTTGACGGAAGGAGGATCGAACCCTTCGGCGCGAATCAGCTCCGCCACTGTCGGATCGTTGCCGAGGGCGGCCACCAGCTCACTGTATTTCCACACGGGAATGCGAGACATTTTGTGAGCTTTCGGTTGGCTCGTTTGTCGTCTCAAAACCGACTGTAGATGGGGAGTTTATTGCCGTCAAAATAATACGTCGAACAATCCCGAACAAGCAAGCCGTTATTTTCAGCAAGAATCAAGCCTTCCTGCTTAATCCCTGTTCACCTCGCATTATTCCTTAGAAAACAGGGATTCCCTTTAATTTGAAGAAAATCCTCGAATCACCACGTTGTGCGGGAGGCCGACCCGGTCGTGTCGCCTCGAGACATTTGTTAGGCACTTATACCCTATTTTCGAGAAAACTTCGTCGCACTGTCACAGACGCGGCGTATGCAACAATTTCCTCGAATTTGAAGAAAACCCTTGAGACGCGGTGTGTTTTTGATGTAGGGTGGTAGGGCGTAGACGGCCAACTAGGTAGTTCCTACTCGTTGCATTATTCTCTGTTTTCAAGGAAATACTCCGCGCCGTCATACATTTAGCGCATGTAGGGAGATCTGCTGAAATGGGAAGCGTTGCGATGGCGAAACCAATTTTTGAAACGCGGAGCGAAAAGTTCCGTGCGATCTTCGCCGCCAACCTCAGACGACGAATGGGCGAAAAGAAAATAAATCAGAGCGAGCTGGCGCGCGTCATCTGGCAGGAGAACCGGACCGACAAACGCGGCTATGAGCAGCCGATGGGCAAGGACCGCGTCTCGGCCTACGTCAACGGCCGGGTGATGCCGACGACGATGAACCTGCAAAAACTCGCCGAAGCCCTGGACACCACGCCCGAAGCCCTGCTGGCCGACCCTTACGAGAATGCAAGCGTCACCACGATCGACAACAGTCCACAACCCGATATGGTTCTATTCAAGGCCAACGGCGCCCTGATCACCATCGAAGTAAAGATCACCGTCCCGCACGCGGCCGGCCAGGAGATCATGGCGGCGATCACCAAGCACCTCCACACTCTCCGCCAGGAATAAAAAGGGAGCCGTAAAATGGCGTTGCAGCTGGGCGCGCTGCGCCGGAAGGCGGAACGCCTCGCCGCCGCCCAGCCCTATCGCGCGCTCAAGGGCGCGCTCCGCCTGCTCCCCTGCTCGGCCCAGAAATGGGCCGTCAAGCGCCTGTTCATGGCGAAAGCCAAAAGGCTGGCTCGCCAGCGCTACACCGCAGCTGATATCGCCGCCCTGCTCGACGACGTGCGCCGTCAGGCGGAAAGGAAACACCTGTAACTGAAGGAGCGCTAATTGTGAGCTTGCCGATCAACGATAATCTTGAGCCGACAACACTCCGAATAGCGTCGTTCGTCGAAGCTCCGAACGACGTCTGTATCGCGATAAGCAGGTCTGATGCGATCCTTTGTTATTGGGCGGGCCAGAACGAAGCACTGGACATTGCTCTCGACATTATGGACAGGGCCCTGCCGCCGCCGCCTCAATTGACGATCATCGAAGCTGACCTTGACGGTCTCCCCGAACCTCAGCCGCCGCCGCGCTATCGGCAGCCGACGCCCGACGAGGAAAAGGAGTGGATCGAAACCGGGAGGATCACCGGCGTTGTCGGCTGGACGACAAGCGCAACCGCGGTCAACGGCTTGAGGAAACACAGGTCATGAACGACAACCACAAACCGCCGAAACTCTCGGTGACCTCGTCCGCCGACGCGCCAGGCGCGGTGGCGATCGGGATCTACCCGGGTCATGTTTACGAGGCGGCGCAAAACGAAGCCATGAATATTGCTGTCGACATCGTCAACCGGGCGATGGCGCCGCAATGGCAATTCATCCTGACAGCTCGCGACGCAATCGTCGCCGAAATCGAGGCGGAAAGGCGCAGGGGCGGCGATCCGTATCGTGATGAATTTCTGAGATATATCAGTGAAAAGCACTATTTATGAACGCCAACGACAACAAGCCGCCGATCAAGCTCACGGTCTCCTCGTTCGAGAACCAGCCAGACACGGTTTTCATCGCCATGAACCGGCCAGGGGCGATCTACGGGGCGAGCCGCGAGGAGGCGCGCAAAATCGCCCAGGATCTCCTGGCCGCCGCGAACCGATGGCGTTACCGGATCTTCATCTCATACAGCTCAGCCGATGCGGAAATCGCTGCGGAGCTGGCCGCCAGATTGCGGTCCTCTAAAATTTAGTGGCTCCGACGGAAAGGACCCCCAACCTCTAGCGACTTGACCGTCGTGCGGCTTCGTCGGCATTGTGGGCGGCCGACCAAGCACACGAGAAGCCTCCATGTTCTACGCGCGGGCCGAGCACCAAAGGCGCGCGCACGACCATTACAGCACTCCTAAAGATCTCGCGCAGGCGCTGCCGATCGGGCTCAAACAAGCCGGGATTGAACTTCCGGCGCCAATCTACGATCCCTGCGCCGGCGAAGGCGCGCTGCTGGACGCCTTACGACCGCTGCCCGGCTTTGGCTCCGATCTCTTCCCCAACGAATACAACCGACATCGGCGGATCCTGGAGACGCCGGTCGACGCCTCGGATCCCGAGACGCTCGCCGACGCGATGGGCTTCGCCCGCTCGATTGTTACCAATCCCCCTTACGGTCGAGAGGCCTTAGGCGTCGTCAGGACGGGCGTGGAGCTGATCCGACGCGGACAGGCTGAACTTGCCGCCTTCCTCTTGCCGTTGCCGTGGACGGCCGCCCAGGGCCGTCTGACGCTCATGCGCAACGTGCGGCTTCAGATCACTTGCTGCTGGCGCCCTGAATGGGTCGCCGGCACCGGCGGCGGCGGCAAGATGAACTCTGCCTGGCTGGTTTGGACGCGCGAATCGTCAGCCTTTCCGATCTCGGTTTACCTCGATCGAAAAGACGTCGCATGAGCGCAAGCGCTGCAGCCCGAAGCGCGCCGATCCTGTCGGTCGTCGCCAGCCAGCGCTTCCTTCATCTCGACTTCGAAACCTGCTGCGAAGCCAATCTCAAGCAGGTCGGCGCCGACATTTACGCCCGCGATCTCACGCTGGTCGTGACCGTGCTGGCTTGGGCGTTCGACGATGAGCCGGTCCAGAGCGTGATCTGCCCGGCGACGCTGCCGCCTGAAGTCGAGGAGCATCTCCGATCGGGCGGACGGTTTAAGGCGTGGAACGCGGCGTTCGAGTGGGCGATTCTGGTCAATCAGTACGGCTTCGATCTCAAGCCTGACCAGGCGGTCTGCACGATGCAAGCCGGATTACATTCCGGCCTGCCCGCGGCCGTGGGCGACGCCGGTCCGGCGATCGGCGCCAAGATCGTCAAGGACGATTCCGCCCGCCGGCTGATGCTGCAAATGTCCCGCCCACGCAAGATCCTGCCCGACGGCGCGCGCCGCTATTGGCACCTGGAAGATCCGGCCAGGCTCGCTGAGCTCAGGCGTTATTGCGAGCGCGACGCCGAGTCGGAACGGGGGATCTCAAAACTGATTGCGCCGTTGCCGCCGACCGAGGCCAAGATCGCGGCCCTGGACCGGGCGGCGAACGAGCGCGGCGTCCGGGTCGACCTTGTCCTGATTCCGGCGCTCAAGGCGCTGGCCAAGGCCGAAATCAAGACGCTGAACGTGGAATGCTCGGCCCTTACGGACGGCGCCGTGACCAGCCCGGGAACGCAGACCAAGCGGCTTCTGGACTGGTTCAAGGCGCGGGACGTGCTGATCGAGGACCTAAGCAAGGAGTCGGTCGCTCAGGCGCTGACGCTGTTTGGCGAACTGATCGGTCCGGTCTCGAAACGGGTCCTCGAGATCCGCCAGGAGGTGGCCAAATCGTCGGTGAAGAAACTGGACGCGTTTCAACGCTGCGCCGGGCCCGATGGCCGGGTGCGCGGGCAACTGGCCTATTACGGTGCCTTCAGGACCGGGCGGTTCGCCGGCCGGCTGATCCAGCCACAAAACTTCCCGCGGCCCTCGATCCGGAATGTCGGCAGCTTCATCAAGCACGCACTCGGACCTGGCGGCCCGGATCCGGAATGGACGCGGGTCGCCTATGGCTCGCCCTTGGAGGCGATCGCCTCGTCCTTGCGCGGCTGCCTGATCCCCGACCCGGGCAAGGCGTTCGTCATCTACGACCTGTCTCAGATCGAGGCGCGGGTGATCGCCTGGCTGGCCGGCCAGACCGACGTGCTCTCGGTGTTCGCGCGCGGCGAGGATGTCTACACCTATACCCAGCTCAGGCTGGGCCTGAGCTCCCGCCAGGCCGGGAAAACAACCGTGCTCGCCCTCGGATTTCAGATGGGCGCGGAGAAATTCGTCAATAAAGCCGCCAAGGACGGGCTTACGCTCACACTCGAGCAATCCCAGACGATCGTCAGCGGCTGGCGCGAGGCCAACCCGCGGATCGTTGATCTGTGGTGGAGCGCCGACCGGGCGGTCAAGGAGCTCCTGGGACGCTTCGCCGGGCCTACGATCAACGCGCGGATCAACGACAAGCTGTCGGCCGCCGTCAGCCGCTCCAAGGCCGGCAAAAGCCTGCTGACGCTGCTGCTGCCCGGCGGCAGGCGCCTTTATTACCGCAGCCCGCGGCTCGAGCCTGGGTCCAAGGGCTGGCCGGAGATCGTCTATTCCGGCGTCGACCAAGTCACCAAGCGCTGGGGCGATGTCCGCACCTACGGCGGGAAATTGGTCGAAAACTGCGTCCAGGCAATCGCCAGAGATGTACTGGTCGAGGCCGCCTTGCGCGTCGATGCGCTTAAGCTCGGCGAGCTGGTGTTGAGTGTCCACGATGAGACCGTTTTTGAGGTCCCGGGGACGCAAGCCGAGGCCCGGTCGAAGCTGATCGAGATCGAGATCAACCGGCGCCCGGCCTGGGCGCCCGACCTGCCCGTCGCCTCGGAGGGCGGCGTCCGCGGGAGATATTCCAAATAAACGGGCGGCGTTGCCAGACCTTTACGCCGACCAAGGCTCCGGCCCGCCAGCCGCCATTGAACGCCTCAAGACGCGCCTGCGGATCGAGCGTCTCAACACAGGCGTCCGGGGAAAAAGATAGGAGGAAAGAGGGCATGGCGCAACCTCCGCTAGAACCGTTCAGCCCACCGGACTTCGTGCCGGCGGAACTGCGCCGACGGAAGCAATGGATCGGCTGGCGAGCGCGTTGGGACGAGGCGCGGGGCAAATATGACAAGCTGCCGGTATGCATCCCGACCGGCAGGGGCGACGGCTATCTCCATCCGGGCCTTCAGGTCGGCTACGATGAGGCGGTGGCCGCGATCGGGCGGCTCAATCTCACGGGAATCGGCTTCGCGCTGACCAACGGCTGCGGTCTGATCGGCGGCGACCTCGACAATTGCCATGACCCGAGCAACGGCGAATTTGTCGAGCATTGGGCGTTCGAAATCGTGCTCCAATTCAAAGAGACCTATTTCGAGGTGTCGCCGTCGGGCCGCGGCGTGCGGTTCTTCGCCTTGGGCGAACTCAATCAGGCGATCACACACAAGCCGGCCGGGGTTGAACTGTATGGGCGCGGGCGCTTTCTTACCTTCACCGGCAAGCACGTGCCGGGGACGCCGCGGGAGATCGCTGCGGCGCCGAAGACGCTCGCCGTCCTCGCCGCCCGGGTGGCGCGCATAAAGGCGGAGGCGGGCCCGCCGAAGCTCGGCGAGGCGCCGGTCAGCGCCGACGAAGTCGAGGCGTTCAAACGCTACATCTACGCCCAGACGCCGTGGGGCAAGGTCAACGAGGCGGCGTTGCAGAGGCTCCAGGACTGGGTTCCCACCCTATTTCCGACGGCGGTGTTCCAGCCGGGCACCGGCGCCTGGCGGGTGAAACAGGAGGATCTCGGCCACCCGGAGCTGCAGGAGGACCTGTCGATCGCGCCTAACGGGATCGTCGACTGGGGAATCCACGACATGGGCGACCCGAAGCAAGGCAAACGATCGCCGATCGACCTGGTGCTCAAATATCATCCACTCCTGCCAGAGAACAACGAGAAAGCCGCGGCCAAATGGCTGGCGGAGGAGCTCGAGATCCCTTTCCATCCCGAACCCGGGCCTGACCCCCCGCTAGGTCTAAAACCGGAACCTGGGCTTCCTGATCCCGACGCGGATTTATGGGCGCAGTGGGAGGCAACGCTGGAGCGGCTGCGCCAGGCTAGCCTGCGACCCAACTTCATTAGCGAGGGTTTTACGGAGACGGAGGATGGGGCCGCTGAGCCGGATTTCGATTATCAAGGCCCGGTTGCGATCCGCCCAGGGATCACGGATCGCCTGACGCGCGGCATGGTCAGCATGGTTTCGGCGGCGCCCAATGTCGGTAAATCGACCTACTTGTCGTTGGAGGCGCTGGCGGTGGCCCTGGAGAACAGCGCGGCGATCGGCCAACCCGGCATCGACTGGTGTGGTGACGCGCTGATCGTGTCGAACGAAGAAAGCTGTGGGGCGATCCTGGCGCGTCTGCGCGGGCAACGGCGGACCAGTGGGATCGACGGCCTCAGACTCAAGCATAAACTGTCCATCTGGCCGACTGACAGGACCCGGCTGCGTCTGGGCAAGCTCGACGCCCAGGGCGCGGTCGTTCCGACGAAAGCCGGGATTGCGTTTGTCGAAGCGCTGGCGCGACGAGCCGAGCAAGGCCGACCGATTGCTTTCCTCGGTCTTGATACGCTGGTGTCGTTGTTCGAAGGGATCGAGGAGAATTCGGCGACCGAGATGGACAAGGCGATCGGCCTCCTGGTGGCGATCGCCGACGCCGGGTTCATGGCAATCGATGTCATGCACCACACCGGCAAGGCAGGTCCGACGGAGACGATAATCTCTTATCGCGGCTCCTCAGCCATATTCGCCGCGGTGGCGGAGATGAGCACTTTCGTCTCGTTGCCGCAGGAAGAGGTCGAGTGGTTGAAAATGCCGCCAGGCCAGGGCAAGCGCACGCTGAGGATGACTGGCCAGAGGCAACGGGACGGGATCATCCCCGGCGTCTGGCATTTCGAGCGGGAAGTGGTCTCGCTCGCCGCCCAGGACCCGCGCGAACCGGAGGCGCTGAAAATAAGGACGGTGGCGACGTTGAGAGCCATTCCGACGCCGACGCCGCCCATCCCGGAGCTGGACGAGGCGCAACATGCTTTGTGGGAGGAGCAGCAGGCTAAACGCGAGGTGCGGAAGGGCGGCGGGAGAGGAAGACGCCATCCAGATCACGCTGTATCGATCCTGGAGGACAAGCTTGGTTGGGGAGTGAAACGAGCAACGGACGTGGTCGCCAGGTTGATCAAGGAAGGACGAGCTATCGTCAGGACGGCGTGGGATCCGAAGCACAACAAGGTCGATTTTCTCGACATCATGGAGCTGGAAAAGGCAGAGGAATCTGGTGAAGATCCTTTCTGAAAAACATCGAAAAGTGGAAGACTCAAAAACTGAAAAACTAAAAGAAGGCGAAGACCGATAACCACGAAGATAGGACGAAAAAACCACGAAAATTGCGCCCGTTGAAACCGTATCTACGATACCGGGAAAACCACGGTATCGGAGATGTACGGGTTCAACTTCAACCCGCGCGTTTCATCGGGCCAAAATCCGAAAGCTCAAGAAGCACATCGAAGTGACGGAGAGCTTATCCTGCTTGCGTCTAGCTGCGGCTTATGTATCTTCCGAATTGCGTGCATCGGGAGTTCCGATGCGGGCCGCGTTCCGAACGGCAAGGATAAAAGATCCCGTTCGGATTAAAGGTCAAAACCGAACAGGGACCGCGCGCCTGAGCCAGGGACGCTGATCGTTCGATCAGGGCAGAACCCACTGGACTTAACCTTTCGATGATCTCCTGCGAGGGAGAGATGAGGTTTGTCCCGTGGCTGGTGCTTCCGAACTCCTTCTCGACATCAATGAGGCCGCCGCGGAGCTGGGCATAAAACCTCGGCACGCTGCGGCAGAAACTGTACGACGGCGTCGGCCCGGCGCGATCAAACTGCCCCATTTCGCCATTCTCGATGACCGAGGGCGCGAGCCTGGCGTTGCGCCCCGACGGCTCAGCCCCCACGGGCTTCAACCAGTCGATGCAGTCGGACTGCCGGAGCCTTCGACCTGGGCGATGCTCGGGCTCGGGCTCGGGTTCGGCTTCCTGGCGTTCCTGGGCGTTGGGAAGGGCCGCATAGGACACAAGCCAAAGCACGGCCCGCCCCTGAATATTTTCAACAAGGGAGGAAGCAATGACCGGCAGATAGCGTGGCGGCGGACAATCACCATTCGACCAGCGCTACCGACGTGATTAAATCGCGGGACGCCGCATCGATCGCAGCCGACGACGCCGTTCTGTTTCTGTGGTCGACGGCGCCAGTGCAGCCGCAGGCTTACGGGGTGAACCATGGCGCAGCCGCGTGAGAAGCGCCGGCGCAACCCGCCTCGCAAGCTTCCCGGCTGGATGGAGAAGGTTTGGTCGGCCAAGCACGCCGCCCTTGCCACTCTCAGCGACGAGGAGAAGGTCGAGGCCGAGGCTGACCGGTTGGCGATGCGGGAGCGGGCGCGGGCCCGCCGCGCGGCTTCGCTTGCGCTGGCGCAGCGGATTTTCGGCTTACACGACGCCGGACACAACGCGGGTGAGATCGCCGCCATCGTCGGCCGGCGCTCCATTTCCGTCGTTCAGTTCGCCGCCTCGCGCGGTGTTTACGTTTCCCGGTCCACTCTTGTCATCCACCGCGCCGTCCAACTGACGAAGCCGCGGGAGGATGCGCTGCGCCGCATGGCGGCGGATTATGGGAAAGCCGCCCACGAGGCGCTCGACGATTTGCTGACGTTTTTGCTCGATGACGATGCCGCAGTCGCCCGCCGGATTCTGCGCGTGGGGAGGCAGATCCCCAATGCGAACACCAACCAGTCAGCTGCGTGAACGCGGGTGAGCGCGCACGACTCCGAACGGGAAGACCTCTGGGCGGAAGCCAAGCACATCGCCATCCATCTGGTGGCTGAACGTTTGGGCGCCAAGTTGAAGCGCAACGGCGCCGACTGGCTGCGCTGCGAGGCTGACCAAGCTCAACGTCATCGGTGTCGCCGGCGACCGCGTCCTGGGTCTGCCTTCGGTGTGGGATCTGGCGGCCCCTTCGAAGGGATGTCCCGAGCAGGAATGCTGAGAGGCTAGGGCAACGCCATTGTCCTGCCGGTGGCGGTCGCGTTCTTAATTACAGCCATGGAATCGATCGAAGGTGAGCATGTGCGCGTTGCGCGTCCTTGACGCCGAATGGACGCACGATCACGTCTTCGAGCGAATCGGCTGTGGCCTCAAGGCGCTTGTTCTTTCCATCGGGCGCCACGGCCCGAAAACCTACGGCACGGCGTGGCCGGCGACGTTTCGCGAACCACCGCCGCTCGCGGAACTGGAGCAATGGCTGGAGCTCAGGCGCGAGTTCGAGGCCGCCATTCACGCGCGCAATGAACGCCCGAGCGCCGAGGAGATCGCGCTCGCCGACGAAGCGCTGGCGTGGCCGGCCCGATACCTCGCCGACGCGCCGCTGCAGCGCGACGCCGTCTGGCTCACCGCGCGCACGATTGCGTTCAATCTGAAACTGGAAAAGCTGTTGCGGGAACGTCGAATCGCCGCCGACCTGATGGTTGAGGCGCGCAAGGCGTTCGCGCCGGACATCGTTCGGATTTACGAAGATGACGCGCAGGAAGCGGCGGCCAAGGTCGCCGCCTGGGCCAATGCGGCCTTCGCCAAGGTTAGCAGCCGGAGCAAGGTCATTCGCATCACGCAGGGCGCGCGCATCCGGTTCAAGCGCGAAATCCGCAAGGCCAAGGCGATCGAGCGCATCACGCATGTCAAGCGCAGCGACGTCATGCCAGGAAAGCTGTTTAACCCGAGCCGCGTTCACCACCACCGAATCGCCGGCGTCGAGGCAATCATCGTCGGCCTCGAGGCCGACGGCGTGAAGGTGCGCTAATGAGCAAGATCGAGGTAGGCAAGGCGTTCGGCGGCCCGTTCGATGGGCGAGTAATTGGCGGCATTGATCCGATCGATGTCGACGCCTCGCATAGCTACGGGTGGGATCGCCCGACTGGCGAATGGCTCTATTGCAAGGTCGTCATCCTGCGCCCGTTCACCGAATTTGAGAGGCTCGCCTATCCCTGGCTCCGAGACATGCGTGATTTCTGGAACGGCGCGTGACGATTGTTCCCGACAATTTCATGCCGTGCGTATGGTTCTGTTTTCGCCGCCATCAATATCGATTTTCCGCCGCCGTTTCGCCCTGATGACAATTGCCCGGAAATGCGCCACCAAAGCGATACGCTCGGCGAAGACGCGCCGCCGCGCTTCGCGTGCCTAAATCTCCACATTTCTGCGCTGATACGAACAGGGAACGGCTGAATTCCGCGCCCTTTGTCAATCTCGAAACTGGAGAAATCCACAATGAGCAAGAAGCCCGCCCACGAGGCGCACGCCGACCGCGCGCAGCTGGTCACCGAACACGAACGTCTGCGGGTTGAGCAAGGCAACACCCAGGACCTCGACACGCCGGAGAGCCGCGAGCGCATGAAGCGTATGGGCGAGATCGAGCGAGAGCTCGCCAAGCTGGACGACGAAGGCGGCAACGGAGACGACGAGAAGGACGTCTGACAACGACGAGAGCGTGCGCGCGCTTTTGAGGGCGCGCTCATTGTCGCGCGGCAAACGTCGGTTCCAACAGGATCAGACCTAATGATTAGCCGTTAGGAACCTAGACCACGCGCGCCCAAGGCGCGCGTCTTGTTCCCTAAATGTCCCCTCTTGGAAACCAAAAGGCCAACCCCATCGCTGGTCCTCTATCCTGAAAAAGCACAGCAGTTGCAATAGTTACTACGTTGCGAAAGCGCGGCGGCGTTCGGCGGACCGTCCCGCCAATGTCCCACCCTTGTCCCCCGCCTGTCCCGGTCGTCCGGGCGCGCCCAAAAGCTTCGACCCCAAAGCTATGCAAGGCGAACGGCGTTCGTCGACGCTTGCGCTCGAACTGCTGTCCAGGTTCGCCTGTCCCGGTCGGCCGTCCCGGTCGAGGGCCACGCGACGCGCCAATAGGGCGACGACCAATAGGGAGACGCGGGCGATGCGAATGTTGCAGCCGCGCGTCCGTCCCGCCAAGCAGGGAATCGCACTGCTGATCAAGCGGGCCGATCCGTTCTACCTCTCCGACCGATGGAAGGAGACGCGCGCTCGCGTCCTCGAGCGCGACGGGCACCGCTGCACCGTCCCAGGCTGCGACCGCCGAGCGTTCATCGTTGACCACATCGTCAGCCGCAAGGCGGGCGGCTCCGACGCCGACGCCAACCTTCGCTCGCTCTGCCGCGACCATGACAATGCCGGTAAAGAGAACCACCTCGGCGAGCGGAGAGGCCGCCGCCAAAATAATAGGTTCCTGGGGGGGCTTTAAGCACCCTACCGTGGCCTCGCTCAGCAACCGGCAACCTCCTCACGCGCGGAAATTTTGGGCTGGCACGAAAATAAACGGTTCTTTCAAAATGGGCCATAAACGGCCTGTGAGGCGGTTCTTCTCGCCGAGGCCGGTGGTGCACCGGGCCCGGACAGTGCTTAGGGTCAAAACCCAATCGCGCTTGCGCCGATGACCCGCTTGAGGGATTACCGCTGTGCAAAGACGGCGCACTGCACGACCCCAATGCTCATCAACGTCGGGTTGGCGAACGCCTCAAATCGACCCGAAGCGACCTTCAAGTTCGACGCAATGAACGGTTGGAAAGCGAGAGAAAGCGGTCTTCGGCTGAGGGCGCAGGCTGCGCCAGAAGCGGCCGTACCTTCAAGTTGGGGCGATCGAGTCAATACGACCCTTCTCGACACGACCCTTCCCGACGGCACGCCCCGGGAGGGACGGCGGGGTCTACCGATCCGAAATGCAATCCAGCGCGCCT